TGTATGTTAAAGAATATATTGATAAAATATTTGAAGGAACTACATATACTTTAGATTGTGATTTTTTTGAAACAAGTTTTTTCAAGAGTTTAATTATACCTAACAATAGTCAAGGGATAAGAGGTGCGAATGATAGATTTATTTTAGGCGCAAAAACAATATCACAAATACTATTAAATAGTAATACACCTACCGCAAGAAATGCAGACCTACCTTTTGATACTACGACTTTACTTAATTTTACTGAGAATGCGGGAAAGAGTATATTTACTTATACTGATGTTACAAAGACGATTAGAACGATTGCTTCAATAGTTGGAACATACCAAACAGATGCGGCTTCTTCTATTACGGCTACATTATATATTGGTGGCGTATCGGTGCAAGCCTTTACTCAAAATACTTCTTCAGCTAATAACCCTTTCAGTTTTAGTTTTGATTATGAAGGGAATATTTTAAATACAAACCAAGTGCGTATTGAAATAAGTGTACCTATAACGGCAAACACTTACATAGTAACGATTTCAAGTGCTTCAATAAATTTATCCCAAATAACTTCCCAGATTACAGATGTAGCTTACAATGGTGTAATATCTATAAATGAGAATTTACCAAAGGGGATATTCCAAAAAGACTTTTTTTTATCTGTATGCAAAATGTTTAATCTTTATGTATATCAGGATAACTTAAATGATAAACAAATAAATGTTTCCCCTTATATTGATTTTTATTCATCAGCCGTTACTAATAGTTTAGATTGGTCGCAAAAAATTGACTTAGGTTCTTCTATGTCTATTAAACCTATGTCGCAATTAAACGCAAGATATTACGCTTATAAATATACGCCAGATTCAGATTATTATAATGATAACTATTTAAAGAAATACGGACAAAGCTATGGTGATAATTTATACGATTCAGAGTTTGATTATGTAAAAGATACGGCTACAACGCAGATTATATTTGCGCCTTCAGTATTAAGATTGCATACAGGACAAGATAAATACCATAGTGAAATTTATAAGCTATCAAACAATAATACAAATGAAGACCCGATGGATAGCGTTATTCGTATCTTAATAGCTAAGAAAATTACAGGCGTTTCAAGTTGGCATATTAAAAGTGGAAGCAATGGCACAGGTAGTAATTTAGCAACATTAACTTCATACGGATATGCAGGACACTTAGACGATCCAAGCACGCCGACTATTGATATTAATTTTGGAGTTCCAAAAGAGTTACAATTTCCGGCAACTACCTACCCAACAGATAATTTATTTAATACATATCATTTGCCATACATATTAGAGATTACAGATATTGAAAGCAAGCTATTGTCTTGCAAAATGTATCTAAATACTTTAGATATTTACAATCTGGATTTTAGCAAATATATATGGATCAATGGGGTATTATTTAGGCTCAATAAAGTAGATGGATATAACCCAATGGCATATCAAACGACACAGGTTAATTTATTAAAAGTAATAAACACGAATTAATGGCAGAAGAAATAATTGGTATAAAGGTCACCACAGACGTCAATCAAGCTACTCAGGACGTACAGAAATTAGACAAAGCGTTTGAGGCAACAGATACTTCAGTAAAAAGTTTAAGAACGCAGTTAAAAGAAGCACAGGCGCAAGTTGGTTTAATGGCTGATAAGTTTGGTGCTACTTCAAAAGAGGCAGTTATTGCTGCTAAACGTGCGGCTGACTTAAAGGATCGTATCGGTGATGCTAAGGCATTAACAGATGCCTTCAATCCAGATGCAAAGTTTAAGGCGGTTGCTTCTTCTTTAGCAGGGGTTGCAGGTGGATTTAGTGCGCTTCAGGGTGCAATGGCTTTGTTTGGCAATGAAAATAAAGACGTTGAAAAAGCATTATTGAAAGTAAATGCTGCAATGGCATTATCACAAGGTTTACAAGCAGTTGGTGAAAGCGTTGATTCATTTAGACAATTAGGCGCAGTAATTAAAAGTACAACAATATTTCAAGAATTAAACAATGCTGCAACTAAAACGGCAGTCGTTGTTCAAAAGGCTTTTGGAGTTGCAACAGTTGAAACAAGTCAGGGATTTAAGGTTTTAAAAGGTGCTATTGTTGCAACAGGTATTGGTGCGCTTGTAGTTTTATTAGGTTTAGTTATAAATAACTTTGATGCTATTGCAGATTGGATAAAGAAAAGCCCACTTGGTGCATTAGCAAAAGGAGTAGGTGCATTAGTAGAACAATTTACAGACTTTATTGGGGTTACAAGTGAGGCAGAAAGAAACTTAAATAAATTGTCGGCTGCTAATAAAAAAGCAAATGAGGATATTGCAAATAGAATAAAGATTTTAAAAGCGCAAGGTGGTTCTGAAGATGAAATATATAAATTAAGTCAAAAAAGAGTTGAGAATGAATTAAATACTTTAAGAGAAAGTTTAAAAACTAAAGGTAAATTTACAGAAGAAGAAAATAAACAATTTAAAGATTTAAAAGTTGAGCAATTAGTTTTAACGGCTGAGTATAATAAAAAAACTGCTGACGCAACTGCAAAGGCGGGAGAAGAAGCTAAAAAGAAACGTGATGAAGTAAATAAGCAAGTAGAAGCAGATACTAAGACGGCTAATAAAATGCTTATTGATTTACAGAATGAAAAGGCATTGGCTGAAATTACTTCTGAAGACGACAAGGCAAAGAAGCAAGCTGAAATAAATTACAATGCACGTATTGCTGAAATTGATGCTCTAAAAGTTGATATAAAAACAAAGAATGAATTAAAAAAAGCAACCGAAGAAGCATATCAATTAGAAGTAGGTGTAATTGACGATAAGATAAAAAAAGCCACAGAAGAAAAAAATAAAAAGTTTGAAGAAGAATTACAAAAAACTTTATCTGAAACTCGTATTGCAACATTTAAGGAAGGGAAAGAAAAAGAAGTTGCTGCATTAGATGAAGCATTACAAGCAGAAACAAAAGCAGTTTTAGAGAATGCAGATTATACAGAAACACAAAAGAAAGAATTAGTCGCTGCCCTTAAAGAAAAGTATGGAGTAGAACTTGCTGAAATAGATGACAAATTTATTAAAGAAGCAAATGATGCAGAAAAGGATAGATTAGATAAAATTATAAATAATGAAAATTTATCTTATGCAGCAAGAAAAGAAGGAATTGATAATGCCTTAGCTTTAAATAAAAAATTATTTAAAGAAGGTAAAATTGATGGCGAAGCATATAATAAAACTGAAAAGGAATTAGGTGATGCACGTATTGAAATAAGTAAAAAAGAAGCTGCGGCTCGTGCTGAAAATTTAGGCAAGATTAGTTCTACATTAAAGAACGTTGCAAAGGCAATCGGTGAACATACAGTTGCGGGTAAGGCAGCGGCTATTGCTGCGGTTACTATTGATACTTATATGTCTGCAACTGCGGCATTCAAATCATTGGCGGGTATTCCTGTGGTCGGTCCTGTTTTAGGTGCGGTTGCTGCGGCAGCGGCTATCGTTGCAGGTTTAAAAAATGTGAAAGCAATCTTAGCAGTAAAAACGCCTAACATTCCTGCGGGAAGTTCTGAACCTGGATTTGTAGACATACCAAGTCCATCAATGCCATCAATAGGTGGCGCTTTGCCATCAACGGGTGGTGGCGGTGGGATTCCACCTGATATTGCTTCAGACGGAGGTGGTAGTCGTAGAGCAACAAGTGCCGGTGGTGGTGGTGGTTCTGTTCGTGCTTATGAAATTCAAACAGATATTTCAAATGCTCAACAAAGAGAACAAGAGATACAGAACAGAGCAAGGTTTCAGTAAACGATAAATATAAACAAAAAAACTATTTAGATTATGAATAAAGAATTACCAATATATATGTTGGATATTACAGAGGATATTAATGACGATTCACAAGTTGATTTTATTTCCTTAGTTGATAGCCCTGCAATTCAAAAGAATTGGAACGCATTTAATAAAACTCAAAAATTTGAAGTTACAAATGAAGATCGTCGTATTATTTCGGGAGCTATTATGTTGGCTGACACGCCAATTTTTAGGAGTGATGCTACTTATGGCGACTACTATGTGGCTTTTAGTCGTGATACTATTCTTAAAATTGTACAAAAGTTTTTCAAAAAAGGCTTCCAAAGTAATGTGAATTTAATGCACAATTCAAATGCACAATTTGAAGGGGTTACTCTATTTGAAAGTTTTATATCAGACCCTTCGCGTGGCATTATGCCTATGAAAGGCTTTGAGGATGCGCCAGAGGGAAGTTGGTTTGGTAGTATGATTGTAGATAACGAAGACGCTTGGCAGAAGGTAAAGAATGGTGAGATTATGGGCTTTAGCGTAGAGGGTTTATTTAACTACAAACCTAAAGAAGTTAACAAGGTTGCATCAATGGTTGATGCTATCAAAAAAATATTATCACAAGTTAAGTGATAAACTTTTCATTTTTTCACTATATAATAAAAAAAGTATGAACGCACAGGAAGCAATTTTAAAAATTAAGGCATTGTTTGAGGACAACGCTGCGCCTGTTAAAGAAGTAGAAGCTGAAGAAACTAAGGTTGAAGAAACTAAGGTTGAGATGGCTGAATATTCTTTGATGGACGGAACTAAAGTTGAAATTTCAGCATTAGAGGTTGGCGGTTCTGTTAATTTAGCAGACGGATCAGTAGCACCGGCAGGCGACCACGAATTGATGGACGGAACAGAAATTACTTTAGATGAGAATGGCAAAATTATTGCTATTGAAACTAAGGTTGAAGAAGTATCACCAGAAGCAGAGGTTGAGGCAGGCAAAGATTATGAAGACAAAAAGATGCAAGATATGGCTGAACAATTCAATGCAAGTATTGCAGAATTAGTTGAAGCTAAAAGAGTATCAGACGAGAAAGTTTTAGAATTAGAAAATAAGGTTAAGCAAGGATTTGCACAAGTAGCTGAATTAATTGAAGCACTTTCAAATACACCTTCAGCCGACCCAATTCAAAGACCTAACAGCTTTAATTCATTTATTAATACAAATGATATTAAAAGCCAAAGATTAGATAAATATAGACAAGCAATTTTAAACATTAAAAATTAATAACAATGGCATTTGACGTATCAGCATTAGCCGCATACACAGAGCAAAACGAAGCCTTATTGGTAACGGATTCTGTATTAGGCGCAAAAACTGCATCTTTAATTAAGAGCGCAGGCAACGTTATGGTAGGCGTAAAGTCTTCTGAAACGATTAACATTATGGACACAGACGCAATATTTCAAGCGGGCGGAAGCTGCGGATTTACTGCATCAGGTTCAACAACTTTTACACAAAGAACAGTAACAGTTGGAAAAATTAAAGTAAACGAAGCACTTTGTCCTAAAGACTTAGAAGCTAAGTATTTACAAAAAGCATTACCAACAGGATCAATTTATGATTCTATTCCTTTTGAGCAAGCGTTTGCTGAGAAAAAAGCTAAAACTATTGCTTCTCAATTAGAAACTGCGTTATGGCAGGGTGATACAGATAGTGGCAACGCTAATCTTTCAAAATTTGACGGACTTGTTAAATTAATCGGTGCTGCATCTGGACCGGTAGCTGCAAATAGTGCAACTTATATCGCAACTGCGCCTATTAGTGCTGCAACAGGTATTGTAGC